CGGCTTGCAGTCACCGCCCAAAGGAAGGAAGAGCCATGTCCAGAAGAAAGGCAACAATTGGAAGACAGGAAAAGGTGGATGGAGCAAGCAGAGCGCTAGTGAAGACGAGACGGTGGTGTTGAAGTACGGAACGAGGACGATGCGGTGCTGGCCAATCAAGGGAAGAGTCCTAATGACATATGCACATGGAATTTGCAGCGCACAGGAGGAGCTGGGAGAGAACTTTCCTTTTAGGATCGCCAGAAATGGTGTTGTCCACGAAGGAAAATTTGTCCCAGAGCTTTCTGTGATGGATGTTGCGAATGACATTTGTTTGTTTCAGGTGGAGTCCAAGTTCTCGGAGTTTCCGAGCACTTTGAAGAGGTTCATAACAAGAGCAGAACTGGAGATGGTTGACTTTGGCAAGAATCCAATCCCTGTGGTGTTGACGACGAGCGAGGGAAGGAAGTATTCCACAGCCATGAGGAGAGAGAATATGACGTATGGTGACGAAGACTTCAAGACCACGTTGGAGGACAGCTGGAGGTACAAGATGCCGTGTGTTGCAGGAGATTGTGGATCGATGTTGGTGGCGTCATCAGGAAGGTTGGTGAACAAGATCATTGGAATGCATGTTGCAGGAAAGGAAGGATCGCTGATAACCCCTGAGGGGCTGTCTGTGGTTGTTGTCAAGGAGGAGTTGGAAGAAGCTCTAGCCATGCTTGGAGTAGGTGAGCTTCCGGATGACAAGGAGTTTACTCCCCAAAGTCCGGCCCGCGTAATGGAGATTAGGGCCGGTACCGAGGAGAGTGGAAGTCTTGTCAGGTCGGAAGAAGAATACCTCGAGGGTGAGTCGGAGTTGAAGTTTGTTCTTGACAACATGGAGAAGATTCAGGTGATCGGAGTGAATGAGAAGGTGTTCCAGCCAACGAAGACGAAGATTGTTAAGTCAATCTTCCACGGAAGAGTCGGTGAGGAGAGTGTCAAGACGCCGGCAATCCTGACAGCGTCAGATCCAAGAGCGAGAGGCTTGGATCCTGGTGTGTGTTCGATGATGAGGACGTTGAACAGGAAGTCGATTGAGCCGGACGCCGAGGTGGTGAACCAGGTCTATGAGGAGATGTTTGTCAACTTTGGAGCTTGCCTTAATTGGCCGGTGAGGAGAAAGTTGACGATGCATGAGGCTTGCTTTGGCATTCCAGGACTACTGAAGGGGTTGGACGTGA